GAGTTGTNNTTTTGATGCAATTGGCAATACTTTAGAAGAATGTTTTAATAAATGTCAGGAAGATAATAAAGATGGTAATTGTAGTACTGAGTGTAACGAAATTTGTTCAAAATGTACTGATACAAATAAATGCTTATGGTTATCATCTCAAAGTGAACAAGAATTAGAAAATTTACAAGCAAATTACAAGGAATTAACAGATAAAATGTTAGAATATAAAAAACAAGAACAAGAACTTTGGGATACCGATATACCAGAAGAGGAAGGATACGAAATACAACTAGAACTTTTACAAAAAATAAAAGATATGGATGACAAGCGAAAAATCATTTGGAATTATTTGGTTAATGAATATAATGTAAATACACAAATAACTAACTCTAATAATAAAGTAATTAGTAAAAGCAATAAATTAATTCAAACTCAAAAAAATATTATAGATAAAAACAGGGAATCTTTAGATTCCGTAAAAAGTTTAAGTAATACTAAAAAAAGAATTATTGATATGAATACATACCAATTTAAAAAACTACAATATCATACTAAATTATTATCATGGACATTATACTTTTTAATATTTTTATGTATTTTCTTATTACTATTTTTTTTTAATATAATTAGTAAAAAAGCAACAATAGTGTTTTATTTTGGATTATTAGTATTATGGATTGTATTTATTATAATTAATAATATTAACAATTCTAATAGAGATGAACATGATTGGGATAAATATAACTTTAAAAAACCAGATATAGCTGATATAGGCCACGAATCATTAATTAAAAATATGTCAGAAAATGATAAACAAAAATGCATGGCATTAACTGATGCTATTAATACTGAAAACTATAATCCTAGTGATATAGATATAGGTGATATTAGTAAGTTTATAAATGACCCAAATAAATGTGCTCCTATTTCCGACCCGAATAATTAATTACACTAATTTAAATTTATAATATAATATTAGATATGTTTTTGAAAACAAGTATATTTCTAACATTATTATTTTTTAATATTTTAATTTTATACATACCTAAAAAATTACCATATATTATAGTTTTATCAATATTATATCTAATAATAATATGGGTTAGAAGATATGAAACATTTGTTAGTATAGAAAACAATGAGAAGATAGATAATTTAATAAATAATGATATGGTTCAAAATTTATTAGATAAATTTTTAGAAGAACGAAACTGTATAAGTTTAAAGAGATTCAAAAAAATAGTATACAAAATAACTGATACTGTAAGTTTTATACCAAAATCTAAATTATTTATAAAACTATTTGTAACTGATAGTAAAATAGAAGATATATTCAATAAATATTGTAATAAAAAAAACAAACTTTGTAAAAAACAATTAGAAGGTATTATAATTTCTTTTTTAAAAAAATTTCTTAAATAATTTTAATGACTGATTACTGGGGACCCAAATTATGGTACATTTTACATACTATTTCATATAATTATTCCGATACACCAAGTATTAGCGAAATTAAGTATACATATCTATTTTTTTATAGTATTGTAAATATAATACCATGTTCAATTTGTAAAAACTTTTATATAAAATTTTTAAGTGTATATCCATTATCTAAATATGTTAAACAAAAAAAATTACTTATTGATTGGGTACTTCTACTACATAATGCGGTTAATAAAAAACTCAATAAAAGGATATATAATTTAGATGAGGTAAATTTAATTTATTTGCATAAATCTATAGATAATACTATTATATTAGAATTTATAGAACATATTATCAAAATAAATGAATTTTCTAATAATATTTTTATAAGAAATTTTTTATTATATCTATCATTATTTTATCCAGATAAAAATAAAAAATTTAATATTGTTAAGAATAATAATTATTTACATCAATTCCATATTAGAAAATGGTTTGCTAAAGTTAAAATAATTATAAAAAAAAATTGATATTAAATTTACTGTTATTAAAAAAAAATAATGAGAAAATCTAATAAAACAAATAGACAACTACATGAATATTCGGTAAACCAAAACCTTCTTGAAAAATATAAAGAAGAACTGAATAGTACTATATTTAGGTCACGAGAAAAAGAAGTTAAACATTTGAATTATTTAAAGTTAAATAATCCAAATATTGAGACATATTTAAAACCGGATTCAGATAGTAAACTTAAGATAGAAAATTTTGACCATAGTTTATTTACTAAACATGCTAACCACTTGCCACATAAAAAATATCTTAATACTAAAAATAGTATGGAAAACTATACTAGATTTTTGCAAACAAAAATTGATAGACTATCTTAATTATAAAATTGTACAACTTTTCCGGTTATTTGTAGATGGTCTTGAATTATTACCTATTATTTGTGGTCTTCTAGTTATATTTTGACTTGAATTATTACCTATTATTTGTGGTCTTCTAGTTATATTTTGACTTGAATTATTACCTATTATTTGTGGTATTTTGGGATAGGGGTTTTTACTTATAACATTGATTATTTCATTGGGTTGGTCACAAATGGGACAAAAATTATAATTATTTTTTTTTGTTTCTATCCAAGAACAGACACAGTCAAAATGTAAACGATGTCCACATTTTAGAACAGCAATATTATCGTCCATATTTTCGAAACATATCATACATTCAGAATCATCCATATATTTATATGTATTATATTAAATAATTTGTTTTAATACTGTTTTATTCAAATTTATTTTTTGATGCATTATTTTTAATTTTATAGAATTTTGACCGGTACTTTTAAATTTTATTAAATTACCTTCTGGGTCTTTTAATTTAATGGTAAGTTTATCTATATTTTTTCTAACATCGAATATATATTTAGGTATATCAAAATCAAAATTGTAATACCTATAATTATTTATAGTTTTATAGCTTGATAATTTAGCAAACGAATTATTAATATGTTTATTAGTACCACAAAGATTTCCATATATTTCGTCGAACTCCAATAAAATATATGGTAAATCACCATCAATATTATCAAGAAGAATACACTCCAATAATTCTATAGATTTTATATATTTAATATTATTATTAAGTATACCTTTATTATCATTATTATTATAAAGATTAAAACTATATTCGCTCGCCAAAGGATATAAATCTATATTTCTATCTTTACTGTCTATTATAATTATTTTAGGTGTATACACTTCTTCACTAGAATCTATATTAATATTAGATATTGGTTTTATTTCATTATTAAGATTTGGAGGTGGAGGTAATTTTACAATATTATCAACTTTAGTCTTTAGTTCTTCTTTGGAGAGTATAGAATCGTTATATTTAATTGGTTCTGTTTTTTTTAAACTTTCAATTTTCATAGTAATATTACTATCAAAATTATTGGTCTGTTGTATATTATTTTTATTAGTAGGCTGTATATTATTTTTATTAGTCTGTTGTGTATTATTTTTATTAAAGTTACTATATAGATTATTTAAAATTTTATCTTCTGATCGCTTTTCTTTATTTTTATTAATAATTATTTGTATTGTTTTTTGTATCGGATTATTAATTTTCTTTTCAAGAAATGTATTATAGATTTTTATAATATTTTCTTTGGATAATTTTAGTTCGGGTATTTTTTTATTTAAGATATGATATAACTTATTTTCTATATCTGACATTAATATATATAATGTTAAAATAATTATCAAATAAACTAATTATATAAAAATAGATAATTGAATTAATATTTAAAAATTTGATATTAAAAAATATTATATTTAATTATAAAATGAGTATTACTAATAAATTATTACGTTCTCGGGAAGTTATATTAGATATGTTAGAAACACGTGGTTATGATATTAAAAAATATCGTGAATATACAGTGAATGAAATTGATATTATGTATAGAAATACACCTGCTAAAGCAATAGAAAAGGTGTGTCCATTAGATATTTATACGCAAAATACATCTGAAATCAATCCACACACAGTTTATCTTAAATATATTTTAAATCCTAAAATTAGGATACAGGCTATATTACAAGCTATTAAACTTATTATTCCATCTATTGAACTGGATGATATAACTGTGTCGGATAATCCAGATATTTTAAAAAAAAATGATGTATTAATATTGGTAATTTCAGATAAATTAAGTAATACAGAATTATTAGAAAATTATCTTAATAGTTATTTTCTTAAAACTGGAATATTTATACAGGTATTCTGGATAAATTCATTACAAATTACGATTACAGACCATGAATTTGTACCTCAACATAGAGTTTTAGATACTATAGAAAAACAGTCCTTAGTAGAAAAATTTAATATTCAGAATTTATCACAATTACCAATTATATTACAAAATGAACCTGTTGCTAAATATTATGGTATGAGAAAAGGAGATGTTTGCGAAATAATTAGACCAAGTGAAACTTCTGGTGAGTATACTGTGTATAGATATTGTCAATAAGTTAAATTTTTATACAGATTAAACTCATATTTACCAAATAATAAAATAGATGTCTTTTCATGAATATTATTTGGAAAAGGTTTATTTAATATACATTTAGTCTCATCGTAAGAATATCCACCAGCACATTTAAATATAAATGCCATAGGATATGCTTCATATATTAATCTTATTTTACCATTTATCAAATTACTTGTGATAGGGTAAATAAATACTCCACCCTTTATTAAAGTTCTATGGGCGTCAGCTACTAAGCTACCAACCCATCTTTGGGTTTTATTTTTTTTTATTAAAGATTCAATAAATATGGTTATATTTGTATTTATCCATTTATATTGATTACAATGATTTATCGCATATTGATTTCCTTCTCTAGGCATTTTATGATTAGGTTTAACTAAAATAAATTCATTATTTTTATTTAAAATAAACAAATCTAATTTATGAACTTTATCTATATATCCTAATACTAATTGTGTACTAGAACCGTATAGACTATATCCTGACATTACAATATTTCTACCATCACTTATTTGATTATTATTATATTTAAAAATGCAGAAAATAGTACCAACCGTTATATTTACACCAATATTTGAAGAACCATCAATAGGGTCATAAGATACCATATAGTCACCTTCTCTATTATCAGTTTCAAGTAATGTATCCTCCTCCTCTGATGCTATGGTACGAATATTTTTACAAGTCAGTAGTTTATTTTTTATTAATTCATTTGACATAAAATCTAATTTCTTTATCTTATCTCCCGTGGCATTACTATTATTTGTAATTTCTGATAGTTCTAATGAATTATGATGACGTAATAAATTTGTAATTTCAATAAAAGATTCTTTAAGGACATTTAATATATTTTGCATATATTTCATTTAGATAAAAAATAGATTTTATAGTAAATTAATTATTTCTCTTAATTTTAGTTTTTCTTAATATTTTCTTTTTTAGATAGCTTACATATTTTACATATTTATTAATTTTAATGATGGAGCATGGTTAATTATATGTAAAATATCTAATATATTTAACTAGATAATAAAATTGAATAATTAATCATTTTCTTTTAAAGAAGATGTCAAAAGAAGAACTTAAAAAGGATTATTTCAAATATTATAGCGATAATGAAAAAAGAGTGTCTTTATGTAAACATATTTTAAATAAATATAGATTTGAAAAATATAGTATGAAGGATAATAATATTAATGATGAAGACTATATAATTAAAGGCGAATTAAGGAGTAATATAGAACAAATTATTAATAAATCTATATGTAGTAAAAAGCAACTTGAACTAGTTTTAGATAAAATATCATATGATGACTTAATCTATATTGGTATATAAATAAACACCATGATAATATCGTTAATTTTAATCAGTATTTTTTTTCTTACTATATAGTATACCATGAGTAGCAATAATAAAGTGAATACATTGCCTTTAGTGTCTAAGAATGATGCTAATACACAAGAGATCGTAAACGCCAGCAAAGAATTGATTGAAACACTTACAGAAACTGGTGGGAAGATAAATAAAGTTAATTCTATACAACTTACTCTTTTAGTTAAAGAGTGTGTTGAATATGCAAATAGTTTTAAGAACTTAAAAGGTGTTCAGAAAAAGGATGTGGTTGTAGTATTATTAAATGACGTTTTCGAAGATTTGGTAGAAAAAAGTGATTTAGAGGATTCGATTAAAGTGATTGTAATCGAACTTATTGATAATGCTATAGAACCGGCAATAGATTTAGCTATTTTTGTAGCTAAACAAGGATTAAAAGTAGATAAAAAAAAAATAAAAAAGTTTTTTGCTAAAATATGTCCTTGTATGAAATAAATTTTATAACGAATAAAAGTTAATAAATTTGTTTCTGAATTGTTTCTATTAAGTTTGATATGAATGTTACAGTTTCATTTATATTAAGTTTATTATTTTTGCCTTTGTTTTGAATTACAATACGAATATTATTAATATCTAATTTTTTAATAAAATGTAATTGGCAATAATTATTTAAATCTATTTTAACTAATTCAATACTTTCGATATTATGATAATCCTTCGTACATGAAAAGTTTGAAAAGGGTAATGTGGTTTCTTCTATTTTTGTAAGTTGCATATCTAGATATCCATCTGAAGAAATTATTTCGTTTGTTAAAATCTTATTGATATTTAGATATTTTTTATTTTTTTCTAATACTAATTGTTTATTATTAAGATAGTAAACAATTTTTTTTATAATTTTATAGTTATAATGATTCGTATATGTTTCTAATAGTTTAGCAAAATTATCATTATTAATACAATTATTAAAATATATGTCGGTATTCTTCCCAAAATTAATATTAATTTTACTAAAATTTTCTAAATGTGGAAGTATAGTATCGCTAATCATTTAATTAGTATTATTATAATCTTTATAAATCAATTTTATAAAATTGAAATTAATTTAAAGATTAAAATTTAAAAATAAGAAATGGTAAATGCAGTAGTATTAATTACTAATGGTGATATTAAAGATATTAATTTAATAATAAAATCTGCCCAATTAAATAAAAGTGTAGATAAAATATTTACTAATGTCTTTGTTAAAAAATATTTAGATAATATAGGTAATGGAAAAATCCAATTGTTAGAAAATTGGAAAGTAGACGATGAACTCCTATCTGCTTATGGATATGATTCTGGAAAAGTAGAAAACAATCATGAACTTCCACCATCTAATAATATAAAGGATAAAACGTTTTATGGTGATATTTTAGTAATAAAAAGAAATAAAAATAATAATATTTTACCATTAAAGTCGGAAAATTATGAAGATATTTATAATAATTTATTTGGTAATATATCTGAAACTGATGAAGATATAAATTCGGATTATAGTGAGTATGATTCTAACTTATCTTGTGACTCCGATTTAGAAGAGAGCGATAATGACTCTAATATAGGTCAAACTAGTGATAATGAAATTAGTAATTCGGATGAAGAACTTAATAGTTACGACGATATAGAAGAAATGGAGAAAGATATTTATGGCAATGAATCTAATATAGAAAAATATGGGAAAAAGACTTATAAAAATATGGAGAAGAAGAAAAAATGGGCAATGGTAGATAATGAAAAAGAAGAACCAACTTTAGAACCTCTAGAAAATATAGAATATAAGAACTCCGAAAATATAGATAATACTATTAATATTCGA